CAAAATGCAACTTTTCTTTTACCCTTGCAAAATGTAACTTTCCTTTTACCCTTGCAAAATGTAACTTTCCCTTTATCCCTGCATTCTTGTAAAATGTCTACTGAAATTTTTTGATTTCAATTATTTTTCACTTGCTTTTTAAGAAAGAATTTCTTATATTATATTCGATTTAATTATTGTTAGAGATGAATTATGCCTACAATAGTACGTTTAGGCTTCAGATATATTGTCAGGGGTGCGTAACACAGTTTTAATGATAGGTTATGACTTGAGATGTTGAAAGGTGTCTTAAATGAACAATAAATATGAAAATCCAGAACTTCTAATTGCACGTATGAACGAATTGCGCAATTTGCAACCGGAGAAAGATTACACAAAACGCGCACCGCGTCCGGCTGTGGATAGTGTCAATGACACTATTGAGAATCTTAGTAAGAGGTGGAACCGCCACGATCGAGTTCGTCAAGAGATGGGATTAGATTTCGATCAGCCTGAGGACCCTTATAAGGACGTACGCAATGCGCTGAGGGAGAAGTTCATCAAGAGAGCTTATCGATTGGCATTTAGAATAATGAATCGGATGGCTAAAGTAGACAAGCTCGATGAAGCTCCTCTTAAAGATCTTGCAACTGCATTAGGCATAATTATGGACAAAGCCCTTATTGCTAGCGGTAAGTTTGAAGAAAAAAGAACAATGGAATATGCAGCCATAACAGAAATGTCAGATGAAAACTTGGAAAACTTTATCGGAAGAGCTCAGGGGGCGATCTCCTTTTTATCTCAACGGCGCCCAAGTACTTCACGTACACGGGAGCCTGAGGAGAGCTCCTGAGGGCTTGGTAAACGAAATAGTAGGTAGAAACGGGGTTCGTAGTACTCGTAGTCCGTTTCTTTTTAATTTTTCAAATCGTAGACCCCAACCGAATGAGCCTACAGCGGATCGACTACAAGCCCTTGCGTTGAATGAGTATCTGAAACGCGCGGCGCGCACTGATATAGGGGCATTTACTATGTATGCTATGAGGGACTCTCAAAACCAAGCAATGAAACCTCAGTGGTTTCATATGGAATGGAACGACGCTATGGACAGGTACCCTCGGTTACTGATTATGTCTCCCCGTTGTCACGCTAAGACGGAATGTATTTCGGTTATAAGAGTTATTCATGAGTTAGGAAGAAATCCAAACCTTCGTGTAAAAGTAGTGGCACAGAGCGATGATAAGGCCTCTGTGATACTACAGCAAGTAGCAGCAAATATACTAAATAACCTCAAGATCAGAGAAGTGTTTCCAACGTTGCGTCCTATGGACAAAGGAAATTGGTCAAAGCATAGGTTGATGGTACAACGAGATGCTATATCTAAAGATCCCTCGTTGGAGGCACTTGGAGTTTTGAGTTCCGGCACGGGAGGTAGAGCTGATTTAATTGTATTTGATGATATATGCGATTTTAGAAATACAATTCAGCAACCTTCACTTAGAGAAACAGTAAAAGAAGCATATAAGTCTGTTTGGGTTAATTTACTCGAGCCGGAAGGGCGTATCGCTTACATAAGTACGCCTTGGCATTGTGACGACCAAACACATGAACTATTAGCAAATGATGAATATCATCATATTGTATATAAAATAGCGGATGATCCTAATAATCCAGGCCACTTTATACCGATATGGGATTATAAATGGCCGGATGAAGCTCTTGTTAGACGCCGCAATGAAATAGGACCTCGAGAGTTTAGTAGACAATTTCAAATGCAAGCTATTAGTAGCGAGGAGCAGCTATTTTCATTTGATAAACTGCGGTTGAACTTTGTGGAAGAACGAAGTTGGCCTTCTATAAATGATTGTATTTTCTACGCAGGACTTGACCTGGCAGCTTTTAGGAAAAAAAGTAAAGTAGATAGAGGTTGGAATGTTATATTTATAATAGGTGTGGATAAGGAGGGTCGAAAATGGCCTTTTGAAGTACACAGGTTTAGAGCGACCGCACCTGATGTTACGCGTAAATTTAAAGCCTTTTGGGATAAGTACCAAATGGTTATTTCAAATGTAGAAAATAATGCATATCAGCAATCTTTAATTGAATGGATAAACGAATTATATAATGATTCACGCTTTGTGAATCACGTACAGGCGTTTGTTACGTCGTCTACAAAATCACACCCGGAGACGGGCCTACCAGGCCTTGCATTAGAGTTCGATAATAGAAAATGGGCAATACCTGTAGGGGAAAAAGGTCACGCACCTAATTGTACGTGTTCGATTTGTCAGTGGTTGGGCGAACTTGTAGATTACCCTATAGGCCGTACTACTGACGCTTTAATGGCATCATGGTTTGCAAGCTCTGCAGTGAAGCAGGGCGCTATAAAACGCGGCGGATTTGAACACTGGTAACTTATTTTTTGGATTGAGACGTGAATATAAATAAAAATAATGTTGTACGTTATCCTCGCATTGCGCGCGATGCAAATGGAGTTCCTACAGCCGTTAAGACCGCAGGCAACAGCCGTAATTTTAAAGTTATAGAGAGACTTCCATCATTTAGTGAGCGTGGATACGTTAATAAAATGGAGCTTTTCGCCAGAGCCTCGGGTGCAAATGCTTCTGAAGTATCTATAGATATGCGGAGAGGTCTGGGTCGAGACGGAGGACATATACTAGGTAGGTCTAATGCATTTGAAGTATGGTCTACTGAGTTTCTTCCTCGATCTCGATCAAGGTTTGATCACAGCACACTTCGTGCTATTTATCAGCAGGCTGCAGCAGTAAGAACTGCAGTTGATGCTATTATTAGAGAAATTACTACTATGCCCTGGGCTATTGTGCCTAAAGAAAGAGACCCGAGAAAAGTTAAAAATATTACGTGGGCTCGATGCATAACAACCTTAGATTTTATAGAAAACCCTAATCAGAATCCTGAAACCTTTCAACAACTCCTTTCTAAATTTCTCACCGATTTACTTGTTTTGGACGCTGGAGCTATAGAGCTAGTACGTGCTGTGCTAGGCAGAAAGTTAGTGGAACTCTTTACGCGTGATGGCTCCACTTTCATGCCTAAAGTTGATCAGTACGGAGTTCTTTTAGGATATCAACAATATATCTCCCGCTCGGGAAAAGACTTGAGAATTAATTTTGAACCTGATGAACTTATGTATGTAACGATGTACCCTCAAACTTATTCGGTTTATGGTCTACCTATCCTAGACTCTATAATAAACGAAGTCGCGGCGCTTTTATACGCAGTAGATTTTATAGCAAACTCTTTTCAGGATCAGGAGATTCCTCCAGGAATTTTGCATTTAGGCAATATAGGTGATGACGCCTATCAACGTGCAAAAAATGAGTTTAAAGTTCAGAGAGGATATAAAAAGGTAGAAACAAAAATGAGGGTAATTGACAATGTTGACATTGTCGAATGGATAGATTTCAAACGTCCGAATAGGGAGCAACAAACCTCACAATTGATTCACATGATTGAAAAGATTGTTTACCGAAGTTATGGTGTACAACCCACTGAGGTAGGACTCGTAGAGGGAATAACTAAGGCCACTGCCGAAGTATCGGAAAGGTTGGCTCAAATCAAACTAACTCAACCCATCATGACTATTATCTCGACGCATATCAACAAAATAATTATTCCAAGCTTAGGCTATCACGACGTCAAGTTTCGTTACATTGTTAGAAGGAACAAAGATGATAGAGACGAGGCCCTTGCGGAGAGAGATAGAGTGAATTCAGGACTTCGTACTGTCAACGAAGTAAGAGAAGCTGATGGGTGGCTCCCAGTGGATGGAGGAGATCGTCCCTTTGTTCTAGTAGGCAAAAGGATTTACTTTCTTGATGAGTTGGAACATGCTGTAAGTGAAGCTTGGGTGCAAGATCAAGAACGTGATGAAGCTATAAGAGGCGGCCACGAAGACGAAGGCATTATTGAGGAGAAAGATTAAATATGCAGTCTCGGATTAGTGATGTAGAACTGTTGAGGGTTGAAATACAAGCAAACACGGAGGCTACTAAAGAGCATATATTATTGCTGGCTAAAGTAGAGAATGCCCTTGATAAATTAAGTGAAAGACTTGCCTCAGTAAACAACTTTGACAACGCAGCGGTGTGTGAACGCTTAGAAAAAGCCTTTGAAGAAGGCTTAGCAATACAGACACACACTATTAAGGAGTGCTTAAATAGTACCGCAGTTACGATAAAAACAAACACAAAGATAAATGTTTTAGCCCTTACAGGGGCATTAAGTACAATTTCAGCGGGAATAGCCTATTTAATCTACGTCATATCTCACATAAACCCATAGTAATTAATGAAAAGGAGGTTGTATTATGGATTTAATATTTGCAGGAGCTTTTTTGGTTGTAGCTAGTTTTTTTGCAGGAGTAGCAGTGTTTGTAACTGAAAAGCTCAAAGATTTAACTGGGTGGTCAACAAAGATGGCAGGGTATGTACTATCTTTGTTATCTTCGGCCGTGTTAGTAATAACTAGCAAGTTTATAGGGGTTGAAACTATGCTAATTCTATTGACAATGCTACTAGGTTCCCCAGGAGCAGGAGAGCCTCCTGAGATTCCCGCAGGGGCTGAATGGATGTATTGGATTTTTATTGGAATACTTTCATGGCTGGTAGCAGGAGGTTTTTACGATTTTCGGAAGAAAACAATGAAGAAAGTTAGTGCCAGGTAGCGATGACCCTGTAATGCTGAGAGTTCTACGTTGATTGATATCAGCGTAGGACTCTCTAATTAGGAGGCAGCATACATGCCGGAAAAAATAAAAGTTTTGCTTGTTTTAGGAGGAGTTAGGGTAGGAGACACTTTCCATGCGATACCCTTTTTTAACTTTTTACATGAACAAGACAAGTATTCGATCACATGGGTTTGTGGTACGTATGCGCGAGATGCCGTCACTTTGTTAACACAACATTCCCACCTGAAGGGGTTATTTAATAAAATTATTCCGTTGGATGATGGATTTCCTGGTAATTACCTTGATATAGAAAACTTTCGTGACAAAGTATTTAACTGTTATCACCTCAAAGGAGTGGATAAGTTCGACTTAATTATAAGCGAACCAACGATCATTGACGCTACAATTAAGGTTGTGAGTACTTCTCTTGGTACAGTTGGGAGAGTATGTGAGTATGAATGGTTGAAGTTATTAGATGACACACCTTCTGAAGAGGATTATATTGTAGTACAGGGTTATACTCGATCAGACTGGAAAAACCTTGATAGTATTCTAAATGTAGATTATCCTTTGCCTACTAAGAGTGTAGGATTGCCTAACGAAACACTTCTGCACGGGGCAGAAGACTTGAGAGGAAAGCCTATAGAGGAAGTAGCCCTGGCGATAAGAAATTGTAGAGTTTTTGTAGGACAACATTCATCCATGACTATTTTGGCGTACTATCTTGGGGTACCTACAATTGCTTTACATTTTATGCATAAGCTGTTTAGATTAAGTACCAATAAAAAAGACTGTATTGACTTGGCGAAACCTGATATAATAGAAATTAGAAAAGCGATAGACAAATTATTGGAGGTAACTTAAAATGCTTCAAAGACCAATAACTCACTTAGCAGTTCCAGATAACTCTCAAAATTCTCAAACAGTAAGTGAAAATACTCCTTTGCCTGTCAGGCAATTTCCTTACTACGCGACGTACAAAGCGTATGATATCAACGTCGCTGGTGACTCTGGGTTCTCTGCAAACGAGACAGATTTCTTAACAGACCTAGGTCGACCTGCAACTTGCCTTATTCTTGTTGCAGATGCTGATGTTCAGTTTAGACTAAACAGTGTTACGAATGACACATTTATTTGGGATAACAGCGTTGCGGGTAAGGTTTTGTCCATAGGACCTGGCGAGCTCAAAATCAACAAGATATACTTTGCTTCTCAGATTCCTTCAGGCTCTGCCCCGAACGTCAATATTCAAATTTTGGCGTACTAATATGCCAATGTTTCGCGTGACAACTGAGATTATAGAAGACGAGTTAAAAACGGTCGATTTGGTTTCATTTAGAAATGGGTTCCTCGCAGCTAAAAAGGGACGCGAAGCAAAGTTTCTAGTTATGAGGGATGTAGGGTGGGGTGATGTTCTTCTCGTCGTTACTGCGTTGAAGTCCATGCGTGATTTTTATGGGGAGGTAAGTCTGTATTTAGCCACATCCGCGGCTTACAGACAGGTGATAGAACGACTTTCTTGGATAGCAGGTACTTTTGATATTAAGAAGGAGAGTGATCCAAATTTNGTACCTGACTTGGTGATTGATTTGAGAGAAAAATTTGACTATTTGCCTATTTGTAGAGAGGCCCATAGGTTGAACTTGATACACGANCTTTTGAGAATACCTATGATACATCATAGGTTTGCATTGAAAGCTACGGAAGAGGATATCAGGCAGGCTCTCAAAATAGTTGCGGATAGAGGGGGAAAGTACACAGATAGGTATACCATAGGTGTTCACTATTCTTCTTATGCAGAGATTCGCTCTTGGGATTGGGCTGAAGAATTTGTACAGTTAGCTTTTAGTTCAGGATACAATGTCATAACTCTGCAAGATACGACAGCGAACATGTATAATAGCCACGGTCGAGGCAACGGCAGAAACGTTACTGGAATAGTGAGAACTCACGGAAAAGAAACGGGCATTTCAAGTATGTTGGGGCTATTACATCATTGTGACGTAGTAGTGTGCCCTGATAGTGGCGTAATGCACACTTGCGGTATGATGGGCATTCCCTTTGTGGCGTTATTTGGTTCGATTCCTCCGGAACTTAGAGTTTCTTATTATAGTCCTAAGCGTGCTATATTTCTGAAAGAGTTACCGTGTATTGGTTGTTTTGATTGGCAAGTTAGTTGTTGCGAAGGGAAGAATTACTTTAAACAGTGCTTATTAAACATCACGCCCGAGGCGGTATTGATACAGGTTGAGGCATTGTTAAGTGAAGTGAAACGTAAGAAGGAGATGACTGTTGAAGCTAGTAGCGTTCTTCAAAGCGTTTAATGAGGCTGATTATATTTGGAACACACTATCTTCGATTTACGAAGTGTGCGACAAGATCGTAGTAATAGAGGGTTCAGATAGACTCATACCGCGAGGTAGATTTGATCCTGTAACAGGCACGTCGGTAGATCTAACAAGTGAGATCGTTGAGGAGTTTATAGAAAAAAGTGATGCGGATCACAGAGTCGTCTATATTAAGGAAGGAGCAAACGTTCTCCGACGAGAGGTTACCCATTACGCGAACGATTATTTGAGTGACGGGGACCTTTATCTTATGTGCAATGGGTATGAGTTTTATGATGTTAGGGAATTATCTTACGCAAAAAATTTTTTGTGTCAGCACAAGAACATCAATCGGCTGGGATTTAAACATCTCGAGTTTTGGTTAACTATGCATCAATTATTAAGTAGAGGGGGAAATCCTGATATCAAAGTGAAGATGGGTAGATGGCCAATTTGTACTTCTGAGGAGCCCTACAATTATTTAACGGAGAGTCTTATAATTTATGATGTTGACCATGTATGTTCTGTCTTGAAGTTCTTAGAGGAGTACATTGGTGAAAGACAATGTGCTGAAAATGCATTGTTTGATGAAAATTTATTTTTTGAAGCAATATATCAGGGTAAGGCATTTACACGGGATTATAACGAAGATGAGTTAGTAGTGCCTTATAACGGTCCTTGGCCCGACTTTATGAAAGACCACCCTTGGTTTTACAACGACGAAAAAGATTTTCATGTTAATGCAGAGTCTGCATTAAGGTGTTTGCCGTTATTTCAAATGGAGATATAAATGTCCGTGGTTGCGTGTATACCCGTCTTAAACGAACAGGACTATCTTTGGTGCGCGTTAGAGTCGATTTATTCGGGATGTCGTAAAATTGTAGTTGTTGAAGGTGTCACACAATTCTTCCCGAGGAGTAGGTGTACTTCTGAGGGATTATCTGTTGATAATACTAGTAATCTTATTAGTCGGTTTCAGAATTCCGTAGATAAAACGAGAAAGAAAGTTGAATACATCCGTGCAGGGGAAGTGCAGGAGGGATCCGGGTCAAAGTATGGCTGGTTGCGCGGATATGTACAAGATTACATAAGGCCCGGCGAATTCCTTTTAGAAGTGGACGCGGATGAAGTCTTTGACCCTTCAGATATAAAAGAAGCAGTAGCGGTATTAACAGAGCGCCCGGATATGAAGATGGTGGAATTCAAACATCTGATGTTTTGGTTAGATTTTCATCATTTATTAACAATAGATAGTGTCGAGGATCTACAAACACGTTTGTGGAGGTGGGAAGACGGAATGCATTTTATAGAAGATCATGCTGTAGCAAATATGAAGGGTGAGGATTACGAACCTTGGTGTAGGGAGCTGGGGCTTGTAGTTACCGATCTTCAACTCAAGTTTTATCATATGGGGTGGGTTCGTAAACCAGAAAAATTTATAGAGAAACGTGTAAGAGGGTTAAATAGGTGCGTCGCTAAGGGAGTCGACGGGGCGGAGTATTTGAGGGCTTTAAGCCGGGATGATTTGCTTTTAGAGGCTATTATGCAGGGAAAGATGTTTACTGAGGATTATTTCTTGGGTGAGAAAGTAATAGAGTATAACGGTCCTTGGCCTCAAGTCTTGCTCAGGCATCCTTGGTTTAATAAAAAGAAGGAAGATTTCGGGTTGGATATACAAAAAGCAATAGAGTGTTTAAGGGTGTATCGTGATAAGTAACTACGAAAATGTGCTACGTGCAAATGACATTACCCTCTATGTTTATAAAGGGAGTAAGAAATGGTAGTAGCAATGCATCAACCGCAGTATATGCCAAGGTTAGGCTATTTTTATAAAATGATTAAATGTGATAAGTTTGTTATATTAGATACAGTGCAGTATCCGAGAGGTAGAAAGCTTTTCCACCCTCGAAATTTGGTAAAAACTTCAGCAGGAACAACCATGTTGACNGTNCCGGTTAAGAAATACAAAGGATTTCAAAGATACGATGAAGTCAAGATAGAGGATAATGGCTGGAGAGGACGACATCTTAAGACCTTTAAGTTTAACTATTCTAAGGCAGCTTATTTTAAAGAGGTGTATAGAATATGTGAAGAATCAATAACAAATGAGAACCTTACTTATTTGTGGGAGTTAAATTTTTATTTGATCAATAAGATAAGAGAGTATCTTAATATACCTGCACCCACCATAGTGTTGTTATCATCATTACTAGGAAAGACTATTATTAGTAGAGCGAACGAATTGATTGTAGATATGTGCAAAGCCTTAAATGCAGACACCTACTTGTCAGACAAAGAAGGTAGTCTGGATTATATTGACGTATCGGTATTGAGAGATGAGGGAATAGAACTAAAGTACTGTGACTTTATACATCCCGAGTATCCTCAGTTGTGGGGTAAGTTCATACCCAATCTTTCTGTGCTAGATCTGTTGTACAATTGTGGTCCTAATAGCAAAGAGATTTTGCTTGGAGGCGGATAATGAAGCAAGATCCAAAGTTTTGGGAGGAGAAAACGCGCGAGTTTTTATGTGATTGGTACGGAAAATACGGGTCACAACCTGACGTTTGGGAGCAACTTAGCAGACCAATTTTGGGTATAGAAAAAAAGGATGTTATGCAAATAAATAATCCTGAATGTTTTGACTATAGTTACAGGGAAGGAGAAAATGTAGACTATAAGAGGATACGTTATCTTTGGAATTATCAAGATGTTCGAGAACGCCTTATGAAGGCGAAATCCTTTATCGACATAGGGGGAGGCCCTGGTGGATGTTTGTATTTTTTATTCTTGTTATTGGGCATGCCCTCTGAGAGGCGATTTGTAGTATTGGATTTTTCGGGTGAAGCTAAGAAACGTTTTTACGATTATTGTTATGATGTGTGGGGTGAGTTTATTCACTGCAATATAAACGATTACGAGGAAGTCGAACAATTTGACGTGGTCATGTGTTTTCAAACTTTAGAGCATTTAGATGACATTTATTTAGGTTTGCAAAAGATGTGGAATTTAACGACACCCGGTGGGTTATTGCTATGTTCTGTGCCTCACAGCCTAAATAGGGATGGTGATACTCACATGTGGTTGGTTGACCACGATGGTATTTTTCACGTGATAGAAGAACGCTGGCATGTTCCAGTAACTTTCTATCCGTGGGTGTGGCCATGGTGCCACATGTATTTTTCTGTCGTTAAACAAGATGAAGTACACGACCCTATTGCTGAATGGGAAAAAGACATTTTCAAAGATATTGCACGCTTAGAGGCGGAAATATTATGAGGTTAGTAGCTTGTACGTCTGTTTTGAATGAAGAAGACTATATCTGGTATGTGTTAAAGTCAGTAAGCACTGTTGTCGATTTGCATATCATTGTTGAAGGGTCTTGTTGGTTTTCAGATCGTTATGATTTAAAAACTGGCTGTTCTGTAGATAGAACCTCGGAAATAATTCACGACTTCATCTCCAGCGGGTCTTTAGGAAGTAGTCAAATTGTTTATATCAAAGTAGGCCATCTTCCAAAAGAGAAATTTGTTAGACAATACTATGCAAAGTATTTAAATGAGGGAGATGTTTATTTTTCTATAGATGCAGACTGTGTGTGGCATCCAGAGGATATTCAACGTGTTTATACTCTTTTCAAGGAGAACCCTGAAGATATTGAAGGAGCTTTCGCTAATCGTTTAACGTTTTGGCAAGATTTTCGGCATTTGTTAGTATCGGGAGAGGATATCACGAGTGCAAGGTTTATACCTATGGTTATTTGGCATGGAGGTTACGGGTTTACTAATGTCGGAACACTTAAGGATAAGAATAACGATAATGTATTCCATGCATTTCGGATTAAAAATAAGATCATAGACATAGACTTGGATTGTTACCATTATGGATGGGTTCGGATGAAGGAGAAGCATTTAGAAAAGCGGATGCAAACTCTTAAACGTTTTAGAGATACGGCAGATGGAAGTCCTAAATTTGCATACTTAAAAAATATGAATGATGACGATTTACGGGGAGAAGCTTTTTTTCAAGGTAAAATGTTTACGGACGAATATGATCGGGACGAGAAGGTAGTTAAATTTAAGGGTTGTCATCCGAAGGTAATGAAGTGCCATCCTTGGTATAATAAGTTAAGAAAGGATTTTGACTATTAGGTGTGGCAGTCGTTACTATAAAATTACCTTATGTACGATTATATGCAGGATGGTAGAAATCCTCATTATAAGATATCCTGAAAGGTAGGCAAAAAGTGAGTGGAAATTTGATTTACCCAGAGTGTCCCATTTGTGGAAATGCAAAGAATTTTACGCATGTGTTAGACATAGGGGACCTTAAGGTAGTAGAATGTCTACGAGACAAATTATTAATGTTTCGTCCCAACGTAAGTATTGAGGAGCATAATAAGTTTCTCAATGAAGATTTTTTTATCTATCCGGAGTTTCAAAAGGCAAGGCAGTCAGATGATTATAGTTTTGAAAAATATCTAGTTCTTTTGAACAGCCGTCTTCCAATAATAGGATATCCCGATTATCTCGAGCCCGAACATCTTCGAGCAAAGATTTCATGGGGTCGAAGGTGCTTATCTTGGTTTGTTCAGTATTCTCAAGGAAAATCGTTGAAGACTGTTGTGGATGTAGGATGCTCTACGGGTCACATGGTACAGGACTTTGTACGAATAGGCAGGTTTGACAAAGCAGTTGGGATAGACGTAAGCCCGTGGATTATAAATCAGGGTAAGAAGCTTTTAAAAGTTTACCTAGACCGAGGTAAGTTAGACTTATTTGTAGGGGAATGTTGGGAATACAAGTCAGACATCAACTTTGATTGCGTAATTTTTTGGGACTCAATTGAGCATGTACAGCATCCAAATAAGGCATTAAGCTGGGTTAAAGACCATACAGTTTCCGGGTCTATGATGATAGTGCACACTCCTGATGTAGACTGTGCAAGGATGGACACTTCGTGGTATCTTTGGAGTCCTAAGCAACACTGCTTCTTTTATAGTAGGAGCACTTTAGATATGCTCCTTGCTAAGTATAAATTTTATAGAATTACAGAGAAAGTCAGCCCGGAAAACGGTGAAATGTTGCTGATATATCATCGACGTGATTAATTTTACAATTGAAAGGAGAATTAGAAATGCTAAAGAATTTAGGTATAGTCGGAGTTGTTGTCTCTAATATCACGCCTAAAGTTACACAAATGTGCAAAGAATATGGGGTGGAGACCGTGCAGGTCCCTTTGCATATAACGCAGCCCGAACCTGAGCATGTGCAACAAATGATAAACGAAGGTATCGTTCCGTGTTTGAAATGGGTTCCGCCGCGAGAGGCGTATTTAGAGATGGATAGGTATGTGGATTGGATTCATGAGCAAATGGACAAGTACCCGGGCGTGATATTTTGGGATATAGGCGGGGAACCTGAAACTAACAGAGAGCAGCCTGGATGTAGATGGGATGAAGGCCCGAGCGAGTTTTATGAGTTTATGAACGCAGTCATCACACAAGAAATTGCTGCGGACCGGTTTATGATGGGTGCGGGATTTTTATCTGCGACATTTAATGGGTTAATCGGCAATGAAAACAGGTCTGATTTTGTCAAAAGGTTGTTTGCTGATACAGAATATGGAAATTTGTTGAAGGCGGTTTCTGTAAATCAGTACTGTTATGGGTACGGGGGAGAGCAAAATATTCTACAAGGTTATATAACAATGAACGGTATTACAGGATTTAAGGATATGATTGTAGCCGAAATTGGAGTACCTTCAGCGGGAGATTTAAGGCAGTTACATATTATACAGACTCCACGGCAGCAAGCAGAAAGTCTTGTGAAATGTTACGTGTGTAGTTTAGTTGCGGGATATGATACAATCTATTGGTACAAGTTTTTCAGCGGAGGGTGGGGGATTTTTGACAACCAGTGGAATCCAAAACCCGCGGCGCGGGCACTTATGTTTTTGAGTAATTTACTTAATAGGAGGGAGTTAGTTAGTGCAAGACAGCTCAGAGCATTGCCATGTGATGAAAGGCATATGACTGATCATATAGAGTGGTATCAATTTGAATTACGCAGTGGGTGGCTCAATGTAATATGGTCGAAGGTGGTACCTTCATCTACGTTGAGTAGAAAAGTTCCGAAAAATGCTGAGGTTCAAGATGTTTATGGAAATGTATACAACGGAAGCTTTATTATTAATGCTTCTCCGCTTTTAATTTTGACTGTCAACAAAGATGATTTAGGTAGATTAGAATAAAAATGTTAGGAGGCATAATGAAGCCCAATAAGTTATATTTTAGAAGTGCTGGGGATTTATTAAATGCTGTTCCAGCGTTCAAGCGTGCCCTAGGGACGACTTTTTACATTAGTTGCAATAGAGAATATTTTTCTTTAGTAAGTGATGTGTGTAATAATGTCGAGTATGTAGGACATACCTGTGATGTGGGATTTGTAGATATTTCTCAAGCTCTTTGGCATTGTTTAGATTTTGCGGAACTTCCTCTTCACGTAGTAATAGGAAATCTTTTAGGAATTCAAGTTCCATTTGATGCTTCTTTGGAATATAAAGTAGAAAGTAGTTATAGCGTAGAACATATTAATGCTTTAGCAGTTCCTGCTTGTCGTATAGGAGTACACTTAGAGGCGGGAGGAGCTGACAGGTCTTTGAGCTTAGATGTTCGAGCAGAAATTGTAGAAGGTTTAGTGAGGGACTATCCTGAAGCACAGATTTTCGTATTCGGAAGCGAAACTTTGCCTAAAAAAGATTTGCAAAATGTTTTTGTATTAAATGATTTATCTCTTAAAGATCAGATAGTAACATTTATGTACTACATGGATTATGCTATTTGTGTGGATAGCTTGTTTAATCAATTAGCATCGCTCTTTGGAAAGCCAACGCTGTCACTTTTTACGTTAATTCATCCAATGACGCGGCGGCATGGTAATGTTTTAGATATTTACAAAGATTTAAGGTGTTGTCCTTGTCAAGGATATCAAAAGTGCTCAGAGTTGTTGTGCAAACATAAAATTACTTCGGAAAGAGTACTTGAGGAATTTAGACGAATGATGGGACCAGTGCCTCTTGTAGATGTAATTATACCTACATGGAACACTAAGGACATTACTATACGTTGTGTAAAGCATTTATTAGAATATTCTTATTATCCTATCCGTATTTTTATTGTCGATAATGCATCTACAGATGGGACGTCGAAAGAATTAGAAAAACAATTTTTTGGAATGTCTAATCTTATTATTCATACAAGTCATAAGAATTTGGGCTGGGTAGGGGGCATAAATAAAGGTATGGAAATAAGAGAACAAATGGGAAACAACAAATATGTAGTTTGGATGAACAGTGACGTAATGGTCACCAATGGGTGGCTTCCGCGTATGATGCAGCACTTTGAAAACTCTGATTATGAGGCATTGGGCCCTAAATCAGATTATGTAATGGGGAAACAAAATGTTGGCTCTTTTCCGAGGAAGTTAGAGAGTTCTGCAGATTTTAATTGGTTCGCAGATAAGAGGTGGATAGGGAATTATCATAGAAGTGTTGATGCAAAGTTATTAATAGGCTTTTTTATAATGATGAAGCAAGAGGCAGTCGAGAAAGTAGGTATTCTTGACGAGGGAACTTTTGGTACTGGCTTTTCTGACGACCTCGATTGGTCTATTCGAGCTAATGAAGTTGGAGTAAAATTAGGTATTACTGAAAATGTTTTTGTGCATCACATAGGTAACGTTTCTTTTGCTAAAGCCCGTGCAAGTTATGGTGAAAAAGGAGATGCCGTATATCAGCAGCAATTAAAAGTAAAAGATGGACTACTCCGTGAAAAGTGGGGAAATGAAAAAGTAAACAATTTGTTTGTAGAAAATCCTTCATTAGCGCTATGTTTGATAGCTCGAGATGAAGCTACAATTCTTCGAAGGTCTGTTGAGCCATTTAAAAAGATAGCCAAACAGATTATAATAGGAGTAGACGATAGATCAACGGATAACACATATCAAATAGCTAAGAAGCTTGGCACTGATGTGTTTAAGTTTAAATTTGAAAACTTTGCACAAGCACGCAATCTGACGTTAGCGAAAGTTAGATGTGGTTGGATGCTCTGGATGGACGCTGACGATTATTTTGATGTTAGGGCAATTGGTGAGATATCAAATATACTAGCGGAAGACAGTAACGGAAAACTTCTACCTTACGCTTTTGCATTCCCTACAGCGTTAATAGAAAATGGTAAAGTGGCAAATCAAAATGTTAGAGTACGATTGGTACGTTTAGGTAGAGGTTATCATTGGGAGCATTACGTACATGAGAATTTAACTCTAAGAGGCGATGACTTTGCCGTCGCGGACATCGTAGTACATCATGGAGTTTTGCGACCTTCACGCAAAGGTTTACGGGAATATGAGTTAGAGTTGGCTAAACAAGAATTTAGAGATTTTCCCACAGATATGATGGTAATGTTGAACTTAGCGAGAACTACGGAAGCTTTAGAGGAGTTTCAAGATGCAGAGGAAATTTATCAGCGTATTTTGTCGAGGTCTTCTGGCCATGGAGATTTAGTTTTTATAAGTTGCTTACAAATAGGACACATGCTTTTAAAGGCAGGAAGATCATTAGAGGCTTTAGATTACGCGCACAAAGCACTAAGATGCGCGGTTATGAGAGCGGAGTCTTGGTCTCTATTAGGCTTATGTTACATGGAAATAAAGCACTATGCACAAGCGGAATTTTGTTTTCGTAGTGCGATCAATTGTGTCATAAGATGGTCGGGAACAATGCCCGTAGATCCGGGCTTGTATAATTGGAAATCTTTATCTAACCTATCAGCAGTGTATATTTTACAGGGTAGATTTGAGGAGGCAGTAAAGGTGTTAGAGCAGGCAAGGGAGTATAATCCAAATGATGATGCCATTAAAACAAACCTCAATATAGCCAGGGTAAAAGCCCAAAGTCTTAGACCTGTGGCACTACAGATTGTAAGTGGTGTAACTGTTTCATCAACATCGTAGGAGGTTATTATGGCTTTAGGATTAGAATCTTCGTTTTGGAATATCGGTACACCTGCAATGTTGGCATACGATTCAGACGGAGATAAGGTATATATGGGNGACTCNGGAGNTGCTCATATAACAATTTTCAATGCNGCATCGCCNTCAATTAGTGAGACGTTGATGAATGTAGCAGGCACCGGTGTTACGCGTGGGTTAGCTGTAGACACAAATGCAAATAACAAAATTTTTGTAGGAACGAGTGTAGGGGCAGTTGTTGTTTGGAATAAACTTGCCCAAGCATTAAGCGTAACTCTTCAAGTTGGTCTTGCTGGTACAGATCTTTATGGAGGTGCTTTTAGTACAAATCATGTGTGGTTTGCTTTGCGAGAAGAAGATAAGGTAATAGGAATTAATAGATCTGGCGTTGCTTCCGTAAGTTTTACTATCGCTACGGGCGGAGAGCACCGAGGATTGGCTTGTTTAGGAAATTTTGTGTATGTTCCTTATTTTGAAGTCGCAGCCCCTCAAGGAGTTCTGAAGATTCATGCAGCTTCGGGAACGATATCGGCTACATTTGCTTATCCGGCAAAGACTCGTTATGTTGCAACAGATTCCATATTGAGTAAGATTTATGTTACAGATGATGACCATTCTTGTGTTGTAGTATTTAATGAGAGTGGAACTATTCTTGGTACTTTATATCCCGACGGAGTTACAACAGGAGGGGATGTTGCGGTTGATGCAGCTTCGGAGACGGGGTTTTACTCGGGTTGGCAATTAAATCTAGGCACAGGTGTTACCACTTTTAATGCCAATAATTATGGGATTGGGACTACGGTATCCTTAAAAGGAGGTGCTTCTTATCAGTTTAGGGGATTAGTAGTTGATCCCACTAACGACAAGGTGTGGCAAGGGGATTATTCTGCACAAAAGTTGTATGTGCTAAGTGGATTTGGGGGAGGTTGTTAGCTAATTATTTGGAGAAAGACTGTGAGTTCTGTACGTTTTGCACCTACATTATCGGGTAGAATGCACATAGGTCTTTTGTTTAATGGGCTGTTGAACTTTATTTATGCTAAAACAAACAACTTGGAGTTTAACGTTCGCTTCGATGGACAAAATGTGAATCAAGAACGCCTAGAGTGGGGAAATAGTATTCTTGACGATCTAAATGCCTTTGGCTTAAAACCGGATAGAGTCGTTTGGCAACATGAGCACAAAGCAGAATACCGCGAAAAGTGTCGGGAGTTAGCTCAGTGCAACAGTGTGTATCACTGTGATTGTCGAGAATGGGAAATTTGGAATAGATGGAGAGAAAACCCTTACAGCTTACGAGGTATTGAACGTCTTGAAAAATACCCAGGTTTTTGTAACTTATGCTCTTTAAATGTTTATTCAGCTGAAATAGGTCAAGATGTAACCGACGGATTTGAATGGATAGCTCCCGATTATCATCCAGATTTATCTTTTAAAAACGTACTTAAACCTGATAATAGTTATTGGACGCCGTGGCCGCACGGTTTTTACGGGAATAGACAGGTATGCATAAAGGGAAAAGTAAAAGAAAAAGTCCCTTTTGTACATGCAATTAAGTGTAATTGGTTGGACTTTCCTGTAGGTCATCTAAAAGTATATATAAATGGAAAATTAATAGCTACAACCTCTCATACTAATACTTTTGTAAGTACGGTAGTACCTGGCATGAGGTACACGGCGGGAACTGAGCAGATTATAGCGTTTCCCGCAGTACCGGCACACAAGATACACATTGAGTTAAGTGATTTCCCGCAGCATATGATGCGAGAGTATTGGTATGATGGATACTGTGCCTCCAAAGGTAAGAAATTAAGTTTATTCGATTCGCGTACGGTGCTACGTGTAAAGAGCGGTGAGTGTGTGGATACTGCTATATGGTTCAATAAAATGCCTGATCTGTGCTTGACTTCAGCTATAGACGATCAGCGAGAAAACGTAGAGTTAGCCATTCGCGGTAGAGATATAGAACCATTTACAGTGTTGGAAAGGAATGCAGCCTCTTTAATCAATTATCAGCCTAAAAATTGGTTTCACCCGGTAATAGTAGATGAAAATTTGATAAAGTATAGTAAGTTTGTACACTCACCTTCAGTTGTAAGCTTAGCGAAGCAGTACGATGTTTCTTATTCTGCTATCTTAGGGTATTTGTGCTATCTTATAGGTTTTATAGAGAAGTGCTCTCCAATAAGTGTAAATGATATTGTAAAGTCAGGATGGAGTCTTTCTAGCTGGAAGGGCTGTGATGCACTTCTTATAAAAGTCAAAAGTGATTGGCCTACAACGATTAAGTAAACAATGAAGGAAAAGGATATTGAAGCGATTAGGCGTTATATTAGGGTGTACACTGGCGAGTACTAATTTTAATTTACGGATAAAAACCGCCGCCGCCGCAAAGTGCACCGCTTATGTAGTAAGCGGAACTCCAAATGAGAAGGCTTACGGTGAAGCTGTGCTAGATAAAATGTTTATGTTATCTGCAGGGGTTAAAATAGAACCGTGCGAGGCTTCCCATGACACTTTAAGCAATTTGCGGGCAATAGGTCATTTAGGAATAAAGTATGACGATGTTGTTATAGTAACAGATAGAATTCATGCGAAAAGAGTAAACAAGTATTTAGAAGAATTGAGATGGAAAAAGGATCAATGGCATGTAAAAACTTTCGAAGGACCCGTCGGCTGGTGGGTTACTAAAAAGTATGAATTCGAAGAGTGGTGCAAGAGGCGGCTGATACTCTATAGTTTTTTAAAGTAAGGAAAGTAATATATATGTTAACCAACATTTAAAATAAGTCCGGATACGGAGGGTCGTTAATTGGTTATGATTTAGGCTGTTGATGGAAAAGAGTGAATTTTATGAAGACCTTACATTATAGTTATGACGCACGTGAGCAAGGAAAGACTGGAGGAGTACCTAAGTTTGGATGGTATCTTCAAAAGGCCATAGGGTGCGAAATATATTATGTGGATGGAAAGCAACCTCCAAAAAGCTATATGTCGGATTATGTAGCTATTACAGACGGTGAATGGGGTGCTTTCTTTCATGAAAAACAACCTATGATATCTGTGGTACACGGTATTTGGAAGGAATTACATTCTAGATGCGGGATGACCGACGGTCCCGAAGTGGCTAAGCAGAACTATATTTGGACAAATCGTTTATCAGTACCGAGAGTGGCTTCATCTCCTGCAGTAGCGCGGGAGCTGAAGAAACATCATGGAGTAAATGCGTCGACTACTATTATGCACGGAGTAGATATGGATTTGTTTGTTCCAAGACCGCGTAGCAAACCCTTACCCAAAGTGCCTGTAGTAATTCATTGTGCGACTGATTTTATTAAACATGCCAAGGAGGTTAGAGAGCTCGCTAAGAGTATCAAGCAGTTTGACATACAATTTTTAGACGCCAAAGTAGGTGAAGAACCTGGCAGGTTCGCACAAGGAGATATCTTTCTACACTGGTCAAAATACGAAGGTTGTTCGTATGCTATGATTGAGGCCCTCGCAGCAGGGTTACCTATTGTAGGTACTGCAGTAGGCGCGTTTGAGGAAGAAATAATACGACAAGAAGCAGGTGTATTTGCTCCTTGGCATACCGAAGACGCTGGAACTATATTAAGTATGCTAACGCAAGTAGCTGAAAATTATACGAAGTTTAATCCTAGGGACGTAGCGGAAACTTTTTTTAATTATGAAAATTTCAAATATAGTTGGGAGCATTTTATCGAGAGGTCCTTTAGGTAAGATAAGTTATGAGAAGGTGCTCTTGCAGCAGACAGAAAGAGCACTACCTAAAGACTATGATCACTTTACAACTCATACTTTTCCTTTCGTACGACAATTGGTTCCTCTCATACAAAGGGAAGCCCTTAGTGTGCTAGACGTAGGTTGTAGAGACGGTCAAGTATATAGTTTATTCCCTTCGCCAAATTTTTATGTGGGGGTAGATCTCGTTCGGAGAGTAGTAGAATATGCAGCAAGTAAAGGTCGCAGAACGGGCGTTGCAGACGCTATGTTTTTACCTTTTAAAGACAGTGTATTTGATTTAATAATTCTTCGTCACGTTTTAGAACATGTTGTCAACCCTTATCTTGTACTACAGGAAATTAGAAGGGTTGGCAAATCGAATGCAATCTTCGGATTGGTAGTTCCTGTAACAGATTCTACTGTTACAGATGTAGCGCATTATTATGCTTTTTCCGGGGCGGAAGTTCAAAATTTGTGTTCTACAATAGGTGCAACATTGCAAAATGAAGTTTACAAAGAGGAAAGGAGAGTCATCGTGGCCCTAACTAAAGAAAACACAGGAGTGATAGTTAATGTACCTAACAGTTCCTACAGCCATAGAAAGAAAGAAAAGACGACCACTGTAGTACCTGAGGAGCAGAAAATTGACGTAACGGCGAAAGTGAAGAATGAATTACCCTGGGATGATTATGATATTGTGATAGGTTCTCAGAGAAAAACGTTAAGTAATTTTAGCAATGCTCAATCAGGAGTCCAACAAGCACTTCAAATAGTTATAAAGCATGTTACTGGTAAATCTGTGGTAGACTTTGGGTGTGGCGCAGGTATTTGGGCTGTTAATCTGTTTAGGCATGTTAACCGATATGTGGGGTTAGACGGAAGTGAAATAGCCATTAACCAGGCTAATGAGTATGCAGTAAACTTCAAGTCTAAATGCCGTTTTGAACATGCTTTACTTGACAAACCTCTTGACAGTAAGTTGCGTAAACGTATTGGAGATTTCGACGTTGTGTGTGCGTTAGACTTCTTGCGACACGTAAACCCTGAGCAGATATCGACTGCCTTACGGAATGCTGTTCAGCTTGCGGGTACAATTATTATATTTGATTGTTATGCGGAGTCTGCACCTACACATAGACATATAGAACATTCTATATACGGGATAAGCACATCAGGGACGGTGTACAACACTATGAGACACCCTAAGGAGATCCATGCGATTTTAACAGAGTATGGCGATGTAATATATGAGCAAAAACTCGTAGCTTTTAGTAGTGAGTTGAACCGGTATGCGAAATATATACACGTTGTGAAAGCCAAAGAAATAGAGTTGGTGTAATGACGGAGGACAGATCTCTTGTTATTGCGTGGCTAACTAAAACATTTTGTCCTAAAGTAAACGAAACTATAGCAGACGTTGGATGCGGTGAGTGGAGATGGCCTGAAGATTTTGTGAAAAGGCCGATTGTGAAGTTTGACTGCCGAGGCGACCTACCTGGAGTAATTAAGTGGGATATCTTAAGTGTTCCCGACCAAAAGTGGGTTGGCCGCTTTGATTGGGTATTACTTACTCAAGTCCTAGAGCATGTTTTTAGGCCTATCGAAGCTGTAAAAAATGTCTTGGCTTTGTCGCGCAAACATTTACTCATATCGGTTCCTTTTGTCTACCCCCTACACGGTGAGCCAGACATCTATAGGTTTGCTCCTACGTTTTTCAAGTTAGTGTTCAACGAGTATGAAGGATTAAAAATAGTCATTGAAACATTAGGAAACGACGGTGATGTACGTTTTCCAAAACAGGTAGTAGTTCATGTCATTAAAAGTTAAATTTGCAGTACAGCCTGGCCCTACAAGTTTGTACACATTTTCGACAAGGTTACGTGAGTACCTAGAAAGTGAAGGAATACAGGTTTTCTTTGTCCAAGATAAGAGAGAAGACGAAGATGTAACCTTAGTTTTTGCAGATCAGGTGGCTCTAGAGGATGTAAATTGGTCAAAGCCCGTAATTTTGAGGTGTGCAGGCGCTTATTGGGATGCTGACGTTGACTTTGTTTCTAAAAATGCTAAATTAAGGGAATTTCATAAACGTTCTAATTATGTAATATATCAATCGAAGTTCGCAAAAGAACTTTCTCAAGTTTATTTAGGCCAAAAAACTGATAACAGTGTGATATATAACGGGATTAAAATGCCTAAATTATTGCCTAGGAGTAAAAAATTACATACTCCTCCTCAAATAGCTGCGTCCGCTAAATGGAGACCTCATAAGAGATTGAGGGATGTCATTGCCGCGTTTGAATATGCTGCAGCAAAGCGTGTAAATTGGCAATTCTGGATTGGTGGAATACAAAACTTAGATGTATCGAGCGAACTTAAGTTGCGAATGTCGTCATGCGGTGATGCGGACATTCTGTCTTACCTCTTTTCAAGTGACGTATTTGTGTATTTGTCGTGGATTGACCCCTGTCCTAATTCTGTGGTCGAGGCACTTGCATGTGGATGTCCTATTGTATGTACGAATTGGGGAGGGGTATCAGAATTAGTAGGTCCTGCGGGAGTTGTAGTGCAGGCAGATAGAATTGATCCTAGTTTTAAACCTGTATCCTACAACAATGAAAATAAAATACCTCCTGTGTCAGCAAGTAGTATATTCGACGCAATTTGCGAAGTCATACGAAAATACGATGAGTACAAAGAAAAAGTATGTGAACAACGGGAATTTTTTGATATAAGAAACATAGGAAAGCAATACTTGGAGGTGTTACAAAATGCCGTTGGTTAGTGTAGTAATGCCTACTTACAACAATGCGAACGTAATAATGAACGCTATTGAGAGTATACAACGACAAACATTTAAAGATTGGGAAATGTTAATTGTTAATGATGGATCTGAAGATAAAACGGATGTTTTGTTAAGTAGCATAAATGATGATAGAATAAGAACAATATGTTTGCGCGGAAGAAATGGCGTTGCAGTTGCTTTGAACATGGGTATTATTCGCGCGAACGGCGAACTTGTAGCTAGACAAGATGCCGACGATTTGAGNGAGCCTGATAGACTTCGTCTTCAAGTAGAGAAGTTCAGAAAAGAGGAGAATTTACATGTTTTAGGTACTGCGGCCTATCGAATGGTTGATGGGCACAGTTCTGATGAAGACATAATTGGAGTAGAGACAAGCCATGAACGTATAATTGAAAAAATGAAAAGCCGAAATTCTATTATACACGGTTCGGTAATGTTTTATAAAAACGTTGTGTTNCTCAACGGAGGTTATGACGAGACTTTTAAATACGCTCAAGATTGGAACCTTTGGCTTTGGTTAATGTCTAAAGGATTTTGTTTTGGAAATTTACCAGTCCCTCTTTACAAATACAATTATAAAGTGAGAGTAGACAATCAAAAGGAATATTTCGACTGCATAGAAAGCATAAAACAAATCCATCACCTATAGGAGAGGAACATGGAGAAAGCTGAAATAAGTGTGGTAGTTTTAACTCGAAACCGGTTAGAGTCGTTAAAGAAATGTATTGACTGCATTGATAAAAATTCAAAGTATGTAAAAGAAATAATAGTTGTAGACAACGGCTCCACCGACAAAACAAGAGATTGGCTTGCACAGAACATAAATAAGGTAGANCCTATAATAAGGGTGGATAACACATACGGAGTAGTTGCAAGAAACTTCGGGTTTCAAGAAGTTATGTATGGCTATACAGCTCAAGTAGATGACGACGTGTACGTACATCCGAATTGGGATGAAATTTCTTTAGAATGTTTTAACGATGAACGTATAGAAGACCCCTTTGCCGTTGGTGCAGTAGGTCAACAAGGCTTCAAGTTAACGCCAAATTGGATGAACACTTGGCCTAGTCAAGTTCAAGTTAATCCTGGAGAGTTTTGTGATATTTTATCAGGATTTTGCTGGATGTGGAAAGATACGCTGGAAGAAGTCTTATGGCAGTATGAGTGGTCTTTTGCGCCATTTTGGCATGAAGAAACGGAGATGCAACTAAGAATGCGTGCCTTTGCGGGCTATAAGTTTAAGGCAACACCTAAGATATGTACGCACGCATGTCAAAGGACCGAACCGGTCAATTGGGATTTACATAATCGTAATTTGGGTGCAATACGAGACATGTGGAGAAAAAAGGAACATTATTTACATTTAGAAGGTTATGTACCAGATGGGCAAATAAATTTTAGTCATCAAAAAGAAGAAAAGGAGTAACAGTCATGGGTATATGGAATTTAACTTCTGAGAGTGAGTATATCAAGTATGAACTACTGGACGATTCTCAGATTATACCAGATTCTCCCCGAATAGTGAACCAGGATGAGGGTGTAGATTTTGTGTTAGCTAAGTTAAAGAGTCTTCCGGAAGGTAATCTGATACTAAAGACTATTTATTTTACTAATGAGGATTTCAGCCACGCCGAAGCAAAATTGTGGCTAACATCCCATAAGTCTACTATAGATGCCTTTAGTCCTGAAGTATTTGAATCACCCGCGGCTATTAAAGCTGAAAATATGCTCGTTGAACTTAAAGAGTTAGATGCAGAGACTCTTAAGACAACTGAAAAGGACGAGCTGGAAGCTGTTCATGCTTTGTTGCATGCTATGCACTTTCGAGATAAAGCAGGAATGGCTACTGAAGGTTGGGAGTCCGGGAGAATACGCACGTACCACGGTCAGATAGTGGAAGCACTGAAGTTCCAACAGGCGGATCATTTTTCAATGAGCGATTTGGATGAAGGAACTTGGACGTCTAAAGATATTACTGGAGAAGTAGAGGGGGATGTCCTAACTCAGCCGAATATTGGTGAACATCGGTTTCGGTCGGTGATGACGGCATCAGTTCAAGGTCACGCACATTGTGCTACAATTGGACCTGATGGCAATGGTTTTACCTCTGTTCAAAAGGAACATAGTCATTTGATAGAAAGGGGAAAAGTACAACAAGAGGCTAATCATACTCACCCACTGACACAGACTCAATGTACTCAAGAACAGATGAAGTGGTTGGAAGGAGCCGATGCTAATATGGTAAAGAATTTCGTATTGAAATCTTTAGGGATTTCATAATTTTTCGCTTGCTTTTTTGAAAACGATTTCGTATATTATATCGTATTCTAATTTGGGAGAGGACTATAGTCTATGTTTGATGTAAGTGTTCCTTTTGAGTTTTATCTCGATTTGACTAAAGCATATCAAATCCAAAAAGGTGATTGGATAGTAGAAGCTTTAGCATCTACTGTTGATTTAGATTTGCAGACTGATATGATTATGCCTGAGGCCACTTACAAAGCTGCTTCTGACTTGTTGCTTAATTCAACTGTTTTGTTTAATCACGACGGCGGTGAGGCAATTGGTAGAGTACTTGTAGCAAAAGTTATTGAGGCGGGTTTATTTATCAAATTACTAATTTCGAAAACTGCCTCCAAGAGATGGCAGGAAATCAAAGAAGGTACACTTCGTAAGCTTAGTATACGCGGCAAAGTTACTAAATATGTTAATGTGTTTATGAAGCACTTCAATAAAGTAGTGCGTCTTGTGAAAGGTTTATATCTTATAGAAGTATCTCTCGTACCTGTGGCTGCAAATCCGCAGGCGCGGACATTAAGTTGGTATGTAGCTAAATCGTTAGAAGGAGGTGAAGAGTTTATCATGAGTGACGAAAAAGTGAAAAAAGACATCAAAGGTTTAGATGTCAAAGAAGCGAGAACGGAAATTTTGGATGTTCTCAAAAAGTTGAGCGATGCTAAGCTTGATGATGGAAGTAAAGCTCTGCTTACCCGTGTCGAGACTATTGTAAAGTCTATTCAGGAAGAAGGATCAGTAAAACCGGAAGACGCCGCACAAAAGCAAGCGGACGGCGGAGACAACAAAGTTGATAGCACAACTAAAAACGAAGACGGTAAGGGCAACGATGTGAAATTGGATGAAACTAAGAAAAAAGAAGAGTCGACGTCCAGTGACAACGATGTTCTAAAGACAGTTTCAGGTCATTTTTCTGACATATCCAAGACTTTTTCTACAATGGCCGATGCGATGACCGTTATTGTACAGGGACAGCAAACTACTGTTGATGCTCTTAAGAATATTGTAGAGATTCAAAAGTCGATAAACGACATGAAGAGAGCATTAGAAAATCTTCCTGTGCGTAAAGGGCAAGTAGGGGATAACGCTAATCCCGACACAAAAGATGTTGTAGGGAAAGATAGTACGAAAAAAGACGAGTCTTCAGGCGATGTAAGTGAAGTAATGAAGAAGTACGAGGCAATCAAAACGATAGACAACCCGTATAACAAACTCCGCGCACTAGTTGAGTTTGCTACAGGTGAACAAACAACCACCGCCTAAGGAGTCAAAAAAGGTTCAAAGCTATTTTATTTAAAGGTTAATATAGTTACTAATTTTAGGAGGTAACAGTACCATGGTAGATATAAAAAAGGCACTAGGGCAAACACAAGCCGGTACGGTGCTCGTCGATAAGGAGATTGATAAAACTATTCAGCAAATGATAGAATACAAGAATCCTATTCGAGTGAATTTGCCCCGTAAACCGGGTAGTGGAGCTGCGTGGTACGTTAACCGTAGAACTCCGGGCTCAACTGCTGCAGAATTCGTGGCTGATACAGATGCGCTTACAGAAGATACTGGCACATATGCTCAGGTGACTTTTGCGTATAAGACCATTGCTACACAAGGTAGAGTAACACGATTTATGCAAGCGATCGGGCGGAGCTATACGGACGTACTAGCTGAAGAAATCGAGGCGAAAGCTCGAGATTTTAAAGATTACGAGGAGTGGGGAGTTTTAAAAGGAAACGCAACCTCAAATTCTAAGCAATTTGATGGACTTGATGTTTTAATTCCAGCTTCCCAGGCAGTGGGTATGACTACAACAGCTGGTGGATCAGCGTTAACTCTTGCAAAAATGGATGAGGCTATTGATGAGTGTGCGGGAGAGCCTGATATGATTATCATGTCTAAACGTTCCCGTAGAGAACTTGTTTCATTATTGCAAGCTCAGCAAAGATTTATCAATACGGTAGAAGTAAAAGGTGGGTTTATTCTCATTAGTTATAACAATATTCCCATTTATGTTTCTACCCGTATCGTAAATACTCAAACATTCAACGGAACCTCTGTATCCTCAGAAACAGGTAGTAATACAACCACAATCTATTTCTTAGATACGGAATTCGTGTTCATCGCTGAGTTGACACCAATAACTATCATGCCTTTGGCAAAAGTGAGTTCACAGTATGATCTGTTCGACATATTCTGTGACGAAGTTCTCGTTATGTCAAACTATCTGTATTGTAGCAAGTTAATCGGAATAGCCCCAGCTTAATCCGTAACGTAGAAATAAGGAATGATTCACTATGGCTTGGACTCTTAGATATACGCAACCTAATACTAATAAGTTCTGGATAGAGTATACTTATGCCGAAACTGTAAAAGTACGTGATGGTATTGCTATAGTGCAAACACTAGCGGCAAGAGATTTTCTTTTAAAATCTGGTTTTGAAATAGTTCCGGATAAAGGAAAAGAAGAACTTATTGAAGAAGTTGCAATTGCAGCATAACATACCTGAGAGGTTTCCGTCCAAGAATAAAGGACAGTATTCTGTATGAGGCTAACTTCACTTGAAAATGTTAAACTGTTTCTTGGGATCACTGATGCTGATGATGATACTCTTTTAGGTGAAATACTTGAAGGAGTATCAAGCGCGATAGAAACAGACCTAGGACGTCCTATTGCTTTAGGAACGTATAGTGAAATATTTGACATTGATAACGACTACACTGATGAGATTAATCTGAAAAATTACCCTGTAAATAGTGTAGTTGCATTAACTGATAATGGAGTACTGCTTACCCACAACACTCATTATTATTGGACTACATACGGTTATATAATGAGGCTGCCTAAATCATCTATGCTCAACGAATCTGGGTATTTTACAGTAGGAGCACGAAAAGTAGAAGTTACTTATGTGGCTGGATATGCAGAGATTCCCAGTGATATACAGCTTATTACTAAAAAAATAGTAGGGCAAGTATACGAAAACAGAGAAGGCGGTTCTTTTCAGCATGAAAAAATTGGTGACTATTCTTACTCTTTACTTGAAACCGCAGCCGTTGCTGATTCCTTTCTTGACAGAGTGTTAAAACGTTACCGGAGAATATGGTGAGTTTTAGAAGCTTACTAAATCTCGTAGGGGTAGTAACGCGTAAAGTAGACGCTATTGTAGACTCTGTTAGCATCGCGGCAAGTATTACCGTAGATAGGCAACCTGCAGAAGAGTGTTATTTAGATGTTACTGTTTCTGGTACTTGCGGTACTGGAACAGTATCTATAACTGGTTTAGTATCTGCAGTACCTACTACTGAAGACATACCTTTCACAGCAGCTAAAACGATTCGCACTTCTAACGCATTTACTTCAGTTACAGGTATTTCCACAACGGGGCTTTTAACAACAGGAACCATCCTGGTTGAGTGCAGGACGTTAGAAGGGAACCCCGTTTATCAAACCATTACTGTATATTCTAATCTTAAATGTCGACTCAGTCGTCCGGATTTTTCAAGGTATCGGATAGAACCTGGAGAGACTGAGCGTAATATTTTTCGCTTGTTTTCGTTGAACGAGCTGTTGAGGGGGGATATGATAACAATAGATTCTACTGTTTATAGTGCGAACGCACGCTCACGTTCATTGTATGCAATGAAGGCGTCGCCTCATCATTACGAATGTGAGGTCAGATTAATCACAGGAAATTAAAAAAGTCTTTAGAAGGCAAAGAAAGAGGATTCATAAAATGAACAACTTAATGTACTCAGTAGTGATACCTACGTATAATAACTTGCATTACCTATGTCAAACAATAAATTCTGTATTTCTGCACACTCAGGATTTTGAAATAATTGTTATTGACAACGGATCGAAAGATGGTACGGTAGGGTATTTAAAGGATGTGAAACAAAGAGTTGAGCCTACAGAAAATTTTACTATTATTACTAATGATGTAAATGTAGGTTTTGCTCCAGCTATAAACCAAGGAATTGAAGTAGCTAAAGCTCCATATGTTATTATTCTAAATAACGATGTAATCGTCACCCCCCAGTGGGCTGATTTTATGATAAAGGCCAAGGAAACATTAGAGCATGCTTCGCAAATTGGTCCTTATGGCATTATAGGCCCTGCATCCAACTA